GTTACGTTTACTATCGCATCTTGTGTAGTTTGTACAGTAACTGAACCTACCTGTCCTGCTGCTACTACACCACCACTATTCTCACTCCAAGGGTTTTGCCCCCAACCGCCATAGCCCCATCCCCCCAGCGGGACTTCTACATCTGCATAGTCCTCGCCCCAGGGTCCGTTACTCCAAGCGCCTCTGCCCCAGCCAGAATAGGTTGCCACTTAGTAATCACGCTATACGGATAATGGCGTTACTTGCGTCTGCTGTTGGGAAGACGATGGTAAACGTACCACTTGTAGAGGTCTTAGCACCACCAAAGTCTAGAATACATACAGAAGGATCACCAGCAGCGGAATCGTTATAGATCATAGCGCCATAAGCTGTAATGGTCGCAGAAGTAAACGACAAGTCTGCAAAGTCGGTAAATGCTGTAGTACCCGAAGAAGTTGGGGTTACATTGGTTAAAGCACCGCCACCAGCAGAGTATGATCCAGAAGCCGCTACCTCATTGGTTGCCGTATAAGCAGTAGTAGCAGCCGTAAAGGACGCATTATTGTCATACATCGCTAGTTTGAAAGTATTTCCAGTACCAGTCGTAAAGTTATGCGTTGCTGTCATTAACTGTACCTTAAAGCTGGTACACATAAAGTTGCCTGTAAAAGCCATTTTGGACTCCTATTCGTCTAAAAGTTTAATTAATTCAGGATGACCGGCTTCCCTTAACTTATAAGCTAGTGTTACACGATCAAATTTTACCGCTTCATTCATATAAAAGACTAGTACTTCCCGAATATGATTTCTAAAAGCAATAGCTTGCTCCCGAACCAAAGGATGCGACTGGTCGCCTACCTGAATAATCTTATCTAATGCCCGTTCAGCGACTTCCTCTGGGGTAAAGCCGCCGTGGTCTTTTGTAAATACTTCAATGCCGCTAGACTCGCCTAGCCCTTGTACGCTAATCATCTGACTGGATACCTCACTTGTCCACTTCTATAGGCGTCTTGACGGTTTTTACCATCGCCCAACTGTTTGAGTTCTGCCATAGCATCGTCATAACGAGCTTTATATAAAGTTACAGAATCTGCATCTGATTTCATAAAGTTTGCCGCTTCTAAAAGAGCGCCGTACAGCAATACAGAATCAAAATTATCCCCAAGCCAAGAAGTGTTAGCAGTAACAATAGACTGTGGGTAGTAGAAATAATGCAGTTCTACAGCGTAGTTAGCATCAGGGGTTGGTCCTAAAATAAACGTATTGTTATCAAACACAGCGTAATAACGTGGCTCGCCGTAAAAAGTTGCATCTGTATCTGGGTAAGCTTCACGAATAAAGTTAACGTCTTTGTTTAAAAGGTAGTGGTACTCATTCGCCGCATTAATCACCGCAAGGCTAAAAGTTGATAGCCAATCAACAGGAGTGGCTAAATACTTATTTCCCGTAGTTACGTTACCCGTTACGTTTTTACGAATTGCGGGCAGTTGCACCATGTTATAGATGCGTTGCTCGGCAAGTTGAACAAATCGAGCGATTTGATCAGCAGACGTAAAAGAGCCTACGGTTGCTGGGAAATCATTCTCAGCAAAGCCTTTAATTGCAGAAGTTAACTGCGTATAATTCATTAGGGTTTACCCTTAAGCCATTGGTCCACGGCACATTGTGCCTTTAGTTGCAGCACCAGTACCACGCATCTTAATGCCAGATGTTTTTGTTTCTTTGTATGTGCCTTTACTTACAGTTCCAGCGGAAATGTTAGACTCATCCAAATAAGCAGCACCTTTTTGCACAGATTGTGCTGGTAACTCAACAGTAACGGCTTTACCGGACATTGTGTGTGGCTTAGCGTAAGCGCTAGCCGGTTTATTTTCTTTAGCCATTATCGACCTCTTCCAGCAGATTTTTTCATCATGCCTTGGTTTGCCACACGAGCTAGATTACGCCCCATAGCCTTTAAACTTTCGTTGGATACGCCTGACGATTTTTTACCGCCACCCATAGTGCCAACACTTGGACCGGTATTGCCTAAGTTTTTACCTTTGGTTTTACCTTTTTTAGCTACGCCGTCTTGATTCATAATTACTCCTAACTAATTTGTATTGTTACCGAACCAACTTCACATTTTGGCGCCAAATTATTTGGCGTCAACCCAAAATCAAACCCCATTCCAACAGGGTTCCAGCCCCACTGAAATACCCGACTACCGCCTTCTGGGAACCCATCAGAATCAACAGCAGTGCTACTAGTGGCACTTATCTGTAGCCCATTATACCCAGACTGATAGTAGCTATTGTCTCTACGCGGCTCTCTTACTGCCTGTGGGTCATTAACCGGATACATACCCAAAGACAACTGTGGCTGGTCAGGATCCCAACATGTGCTACATACCTTAATTTTATACGGTTTTGTCTTAAGAATCTGCGTCTTTAAGTCAACTAGCTTATATCTAAAATAGCATCTATCGCATTCAGCAATTGCGTATTTACCGGAACTAAACTGATTAGGCATTAACCACCCCCTATAAACGACCTACGGGGTACCCAACGAACAGGGGCTGTTTCTCTATCTTCAGCCGCTGCTAAATCAAATTGTTGCTCGTAATCAGCTTTTAAAGCAGCTACACGAGTAGGGTCTACACCGGGTAGTTTTATCGATAAGTAGTACGCCAACCCCGCTACCATACATGGGATAAAACGAAATGGAATATCCTGGACATTAACGCCATTACCTGCATCTTGAATACGGCGCAGTTTCCAATATACAAACTGATAATAAGGCGACCCTACTTGTCCTTGATCAGGTGTGGGCCAAACCGTCACAGCTGGTAAGTTAACTACATAAATTGCAGCGCCAGAGGTGTGGCTTGCTGCGGCTGTATTTTGCTGAGCACGAGCGCAGTTATAAAGCGTGTTGTTTTCTATGTATTGGTAGTAAATAATTTCACTATCAATTTGAATAAACCCGGCGGCTGCTAAGTTATCTGTGTTGCTTAACGTAATTGTAGTTACGCTGCTGTTTATAGTGCTTGCCAAAGTGTATGTGCTGTTGTTAGACTGTCCAGTTAAACGCTGGAACCACATTTGAATTGGACGACCTTGCGCTAACTTGTTCGGTATTGTGGCGTAGGTTGACACGCTGATGCGTGAGATTGTGATGTCTGTTTGATTAGCTTGATTATTTGCGTTGGTACGAATCTGGTGTTCTAAAAGATCAATTGTGTCTACTGGCAACGAGTAAGTGTTCTGCCCTTGAACCAAATCAATTACGCCTTGCTCTATAGTCCACAAATTAATACCACGGTTTGCCCACTCAATAGTAAGCAAATTCAAACTGCGACGTGCAGTTCTAAAGTCATAACCAGAACGAAGTTCTTGCCCACAACGCTCAAATGCCTCTTCTACAAGTTCATTTAAGTCAGGACTAAACCCAGTTGTACCTGTGGTGTATGCCATTATCTAGCCTTTTTAACAGTCTTTTTAACCGACTTTTTAGCCGCAGGTTTTTTAACCGCGGGTGCTTTTTTAACGGCAGGTTTTGCTTTTTGCACAGGCTCAATCGCAACCACAAACTCAGGTTTTTTAAACAGTTCTAAGACCCATGAAACAATAAAATTCATTTGCTGCCTCCTCCAAACTCAATCATTATCCGACATATAAACAAATCAATAACTAACCAATTACTTTCATCTACTTCTTCTACTATTTCAAAGCCGCACATTACGCCCTTGATTAAGTAGAAGTGGATGGCAAAATTCATAGCGTTGATGCTGCTTTTAATGACGTTATTTCTGCACGTAACTTAAGTATTTCAGCATCACGTTCATCTAATTTTTTCATCAAACCAACACTTGTTTCTGCCCACATTTCCATATCCCTAAGGCGTTCTTTGTGGTCATCAATCATCATCTTATATAGTCGCTCAGAGGCTTCTATTTGCACTTGCATAAAATCTTTCATCATTTATACAACCTTTCGGTATGGTTTTACTTTACTTTTAATACTTTTAGGTTGAGCCACAAACTGCTTTCCTTTTGCTTTACCTGCACGTTTAGCCTTAGTTGTTGCCGCATACTCTTGAGGGCTAAGCGCTTCTATTGCTTTCTTTGGTAAATACCGTTCGCCTGTTACAGACGATTTTTTTCCCGACTTAGTTGTCCACTTCTGCTCACCCCAAGCTTTTAAACTGCGTTGTGGTTTAGCAAGCGTGCTCACTTATATCCTCCACCTGCCGCTTTATACTTTTTAGCTACTAACTGCGCTTTACGAGCTGACCATTGACCTGCACCAGTGCCGTGAGTTGCAGCGGCTTTTACTTGCGAAACAATTCGTTTACGCAAGCCTGGTTTGGTGTAGTTACCGGCAGCATTAACATTACCGCCTTCTTTTAACAGCACGGCTGATTTAGTTGCTTTAGGCATTTTGGCAGGGTTAATTGCACCCATACCGCGACTGGCTTTCATTAAACCATCTTCCCTTTGGTTTTACCTTTAACTTCAATGCCGCCACCACGACACATTTTTTTAGCGCCGTGCATGCGCTTCTCGTGTCCTTTAACAGCTTTAATAGCCACTTTTTTCATCATTGGCATATCTTCTTTAATGTCTGAATGTTTCATAATTAGCAAGCCTTTCCGCTTTTCTTTTTAGCCATACCGCCGCTCATCATCTTTTTAGGAGCGCTTGCTTTGCCACCTTTTTTCATAGGCATAGCAGCCGCTTTAGCTGGTTTTTTACCGGCAGCTTCTTTTTTCTTTGCAATCATTTCCATAAACGGATTTGCTTTTTTCATCATTCCACCTTTTCTAAATTTTTTGCCTTTATCGGCAGTTAAAAATTCCTGTCCAACGCTGGCAGGTACTCCTACTTTCTTGGCAAACTTTGGGTTTTTAGCCACTGCCGCCATAAAATTGTGTTGCTTTTTAGATACACTTGGCATTATTTTTTACAAATTCCATAACCACGTTTAGCTAACTTACCTGCAACTTTACCGCCTTTAGCATGAAGCGTTGGTTTAAAACGACCACCCATCATACCTTTTTCAAGACTGGCGCCACTACCGCTGGGACCCGTACTTACACTTCCACGACCATATTTTTGGAGTAGCGTGTGTTGGTCTTTAGTAATAGGTGTGCCTTTATCTAATTTTGCTTGAAGATCGTTTATACGGGCAGTCATATTCATATCAGGCTTACTGACTTTTTTAGGTGCTTCTTTAGCTTCTTCTCTATGCTTTTTGGGAGGGCGAGAAGGGGCTTCTTCTTGCACTGAAAGTGTTTTACTAAATTGTCTTGCATCAGGGTCCGTTATTGGTTTAGAGGTCTGTTTGCCAAACATATCTTTTGTGTATATATCAAATTCGTCTGTCATATTATTTCCCACTCCAATAACCGACAATTAAACCAACTACGCCCGTAAGAACGCTAACAGCGCCGCCAACAGCCATCAAAGTTTTCCATCCACCTTTAGCTTCAGACAGGGTTTTATTGATTGACTGGATAGCAAGTTTAATTTCTTGCATCTCCTTAACCATTTTGTCCATGTCATCTTGCAGATGTTGAATGTCGTTAGCGTGGGTCGCTAACTCCCTTGCTGTTTCTATTGGGTCGATGTCGCTCATCTCATTTTCCCTTTGGTCTTACCCTTAGAAACACAACCGTCAGCCCGTTTAGAGGCAGATGAAACCATGCCGCCTGCTTTGTAATTTTTAGTTATGTCACGGTTTGATTTAGGCATTGCCCCGCCACCGCCACCGCCACCGCCACCGCTTTTACTTTTAGGTTCT